AAAATAACAAAGATACATCAAAATATATTGATTTTTTATAAAGGTGATGTAACACAGATAAAAAATCATTTTAAAGAATTTTACAGTGAAGAGGATTTAAAAGAAAATGAAGATGAATAAATGGAGATAGGAGCATGAGCAATGAAGACATAAAGCTGTTAATAAAAACCGAATATGAAAATGGAACAAGTATAAGAGCACTGGCTGAAAAATATAATCAAAAAGTTGGAACTATCAAGAGTTGGATCAGCAGAGAAAAATGGATTAAAAAAAAAGAAAATACTGCAACCAGCAAGAGAAAAAATGCAACCAAAAAATGCAACCAGTCAAAAATGGTTGCAAATGAAAACGAAATAAAAATCCAGCAGGATATTTTAAATGGAATGTCAAAAAACGAAGTAATGGAAAAGTACGGAATAAAAAAGAGTGCTTATTACAAGAAAGCAAAAAACATAAGGCAGATAAGAAAGGAACGTACCGAAGAATATCTTGAAAGAATTGTAGATGAAGTATATAAAGGCGACATTTACAAGATATTGAAAAATACAGAGGTTGCAAAAGCTAATCTGATAATAAAAACTACTAATGAGTTAAGCAGTAAAGAAGAAACGAACATTAAAAAGATACAGGAATACGAAAAAGCGTATCAGACTATTAAGAAAATGGGTATGGATTTAATGAGAACAGGCAAGATGTTAACTCCTTATGAATTGCTTGAAATAGACCAGCAACTTTCAAATGAGGAGCTACAGCTGGAGAAAATAGAAGTTGAAAAGAGTAAGAATAAAATCAACAATGAAGATACAAAGATAGAAATTGAGTTGATTGAAGTATGAGAATAAAAACGGAAATCAATAAGCACTTTAAGGAATTTATCAAAGATAATGAGAAGAGCGTTTATTTTTTACTAGGTGGATACGGAAGCAGTAAGTCATATAATGCAGCTCTTAAATTAATAATAATGTCAGCTATGGAAAAAAGAAAGATATTAGTAGTCAGACAGGTAAAAGAAAATTTGAGAGGGAGCTGTTTTGCAGACTTGGAAAGTAGTATTGAAACATTAGGATTAAATAATTACTTTTACAGCACAACAAGTCCTTTGAGTATTAAATGCACTGTAACAGGCAGTGAATTTATTTTTAGAGGTCTTGATGATGTAAGGAAGATAAAATCAATTAAGGATATTGACACTATTTGGATAGAAGAGGCGGACGAAATTGATTTTAAATCATTTAAGGAGCTTAAAGCGAGGTTGCGTTCTGTAAGAAACAGAAACGTAATTATACTCACTACTAATCCGAACGAATATGGTGTATGGACGTATAAATATCTTATGTCAATACTTGAGAGAGCTGGGAAGTCTGAATTGGATTTATACAATGAAAGAATTATAAACGTAGTTGAAGAAACGAAACTGAAAAGTGGGAAAGTATATAGTGAAAACATATATCTACATCACTCAGTATACAGCGATAACAAATTTCTTCCTGATGACTTTGTAGCATTACTGGAAAATGAAACAGATGATTTCCAGCGGGCGATAAAGACACTGGGAAGATTTGGCAGTTCAGGACAAAATATTTTCAGAAATATCAGACATATGGATCAGGAGAGAATAGAAAATATAATTGCTGATAAATGGAACAGATACACAGGTTTTGACTTTGGATTTGAGCATTCGTACAACGCAATTGTAAGAATGGTTATAGACGAAGAACTAAATGACTTGTACATCTGCGAGGAATTTTATCAGAATAAGTTAACTGATCCTGAAATGCTGGAAACAGAAATAATACAAAGAATGATTGCCGAGGGAGAAGTAACATATGCGGACAGTGCAGAACCGAAAGCGATAGCTTTTTATAACATGAACGGTCTGCTGATTAATGCGGCTAAAAAAACTCCTGATATGAGTAAATCAGGGGTAAAAAAAATACAGTCATTCAGAAATATATTTATAGATAAAAATGTATGCCCCAATACTTACAGGGAATTAACGGAATTAAAATGGCACTTGGATAAGAACGGGCTTGTTGCCAAAAATCCGAAAACTCAAAAACCTTTTAACATTGACCCACATACATTTGACGCTATCAAATACGGAATAAGTGAATACACTCCGTATATTTTAAATAAAGACTACTACAAAAGGAAGGAGGAATAAATTGTTTGGTTTAAATTTTTTCAGGAAAAACAAACAGCAGATTATATCAATAAATGAGTTTGGAAGAATATTTGACGGATTTTATAAACAGGACAGCGAAAATTTTTTAAATGAATTATACGACAATCCTTTTACATCAAGTGCAATAACAAGGATAAATGAAGCTATTAACAACTTGATGTGGAGTACGTATAAAAAAGGGCATAACGACAATATAACGGAAGTTAAAGATAGTTATGTCAATAGAACTATAAGAAGTCCGTCAAAAATATTAAATACGGATCAGCTGATTAATTATTTTGCATTATATTACATCATATACGGAGAATTACTTGTTTTAAGGCAGGATTTATTCACGAAGTCTGAAATTATTCTTCTAAGAAAAGGAACATATATGGTCGAATATAACGACCAAAACGTGCTGAACGGAATTAAAAGAATAAGAATAGGAATGAATGAGTATACAGGAAAGCATTTGGAACAGTTCACATATATTAAAAGCATTAACATATATGACAATGTTGCTGGTGCTGGACATGGAATAAGCAAAGTCAAATCATTAACAATGCTACATGCATATTATTGTTATATTACAGCGTGGAACGTTGGAATATTAAAGAATGGCGGAAAGAGGGAAATAATAGCACTGGTTAAGCAGTTCCTCAGTTCTAAAAAGAAAGAAGAACTACTTGAGGAAATAAAATCAAAATCAGGTGCTAAGAATACAGGAGTTCCTCTTATATTAGATGGAACAGATATTGACATAAAGAACGGAGACTTTACCCCAAGAGATTTTGACTTTCTTACAGCATTAGATGAAATAAGGAATATTACAGCCAGTGTATTAAATGTTCCGAGCATTCTTATAGGAGATAGGACGAACAGTAAATTCAGCAACTACAAAGAGGCTAAAAAGGATTTATACACGGAAAATATAATCCCGATGGCTGAACAGATTGCTGAACATCTGAACGGAATATTTAAGGATAAACTCGGACCGAATGAACGTATTGATTTTGATACTTCAAAAATTGAGGTATTAAAAGAAGACAGAAATGCCAAAATGGAAAGATTGAACGATATCAGCTATTTAACTATAAATGAGAAAAGAGCAGAGCTTGAATATCCTCCTGTGGAAAATGGCGATGATATTTTAATAAATACAGGAACGACATCATTAAAAGAAATTTATGGAGATGTAAAGCCAGTTGAGGAGGAAGATGATGGCGAAGAAGCAGAAAACGAAGAAAATTAAGCTTACTAATTCACAGAAAAAAATAATTGCAAAAAGACAGCTGAAAATGAGAAACAGACTTATATTAAGACAGTTTGGAAGATTAAGGACTGTCTTTAAACAGTTAAGAGGCGAAATAGATCCTGATGAACAATTATTTATAAGTGAGTTAGCATGGGAAACATTTAGTACGCAGCTATATAATCAGCTAAAAAAAGGAATGCTTGAAACAGTCAATGAAACAGCAAGTTTTCTAGTAACTCATAGGAATATCAGCAAAGAGCTTATTCCTGCTGTTAAGAATGATACATTGAAACAGTTCAGCAAAAAAGTAATGGCTAACAAAGTGACAAATATCACTCAGACTACTAGAAATACAATTAATAAAATAATTGTAGACGGACAGGCTGGAGGTAAGAACATAAAAGATATAGCAAGGGAAATAACTCAAAAAGTTAAAGGAATGGAAAAGAAAAGAGCAATGGTAATAGCTAGAACTGAAACAGCCACAACATCGACAACAACATATTATAACGGTCTTGTAAAAGCAGGACTTGAAAAAACATGGTGGCATGTAGGCGGTGGGAAAATGGATAGACCATCACATCTAGCTTGTGATAAGGAAACAATAGGAGCAGAGGAAACATTTAGTTGCGGACTTAAATATCCACATGATCCTGAAGCACCTGCTGGAGAAATCATAAATTGTCATTGTGAATTAGTGTAAAGGAGGGAATATGGAAAAATTTCAAAAAAGTGTTGAAATGGTACTGAAAAAAGGCACAGAAGAAAAAGGAATAATCGAAGGACAGTTAATAACACATAGCGTTATTGACAGTTATGGAGATTATTTTGATAAAGAAGCGTTGGATAAAGTAAATAAAGATAAAACTTATTTTTTACTGCATATGCACGAATGGAGCAAAGAGCTTGGAACATTGAAAGTATACCAGGACGAAAAAGGAAATCTTAAATTTACAGCTAAGCTTGATTTGTCTACTGATGAAAACGGAAATGCAATAAATCAGGATGCT